GAATCCAATGGCCGGACGCAAGCCGCTGCCCACCACCGTCAAGCAAATCAAGGGCACGCTGCAGAAGTGCCGCACCAACCTGCGGGAGCCCAAGCCGCAAGGGGATCTGGTCGAGCCACCAGAGTACATGAGCGAGGGCGCGAAGTCCGCCTGGCGCTATGCGCTGGAATGCGCACCGCCGCACCTGCTCAAGAAACTCGACATGTCGGTCCTTGAAGTGTGGGCCTGCGCCGCTGATCTGTACCGCAAAGCGCAGGCCGGCATCAGCAAGACCGGACTGCTCGTGAAGGCGCCGAACACTGGCGTGCCGATGCAGTCGCCGTACCTCGCCATTGCCAACAAACAGGCGCAGATCATGACCAAGGCCGCGACCGAGATGGGCTTCACGCCGGCATCGCGCTCCCGTGTCACGCTGCCCATGGAAGCCGCTGAGGACGATCTCGATCCTTGGGCGGACATCGCGGGATAGATGGAATGATGGCAACCCAAGCGCGTATCGATGTTCATCTGCTGACCCTCAACGAGCCTGATGAATGGCGCGAGGCCTGCATCGCCAGCCTCGCGGGCGCACCGATCCAGTTGCACGTCTTGCCGGGAATTCCTGGTCGCATCGGCCAGGCGCGTGCCGCTGGCTACATGCAAGGCACTTTGCCCCTGGTGTCCTTCGTCGATCCCGATGACCGGTACGAAGCCAGCACCTTCACTCAGCTGGCTGATGCGCTCGATGCTAACCCGCAGGCCGTGATGGCCTACACCGACGAAACGCTGACCGACGAACGTGGACGAGACATTGCTATGCGGCGCCTCCCCTACAGCCGCCAGCAGCACGAGGGCAGCGCCAGTCATGTGCACGGCCTGATCGTGATGCGTCGATGGGCCGTCGAAGCCGTGCTGAAAGAAACCACCGACATCAACAATTTTTCCGACTGGCTGCTGACGCTGCTGGTTGCCAAGGCAGGCGAAGTGCTGCACCTGCCCGTCATCGGACGGCATTGGCGACAGCATCCGCGCCAAAGCCATCGCATGGGCGACCTTGGGGCCGTCCGGCGCGTTCGCCAGTCTTTGGATTTCTCGCCCGATGAGCTCTAACTACGCCACCGTCGCTCGTCGCTACGCCGAAGCGGTGGTGGCCGGAGAAATCCTGGCCTGCCGCTGGGTGCAACAGGCCTGTCGCCGGCAGCTCGATGATCTGGCCCGGTACACGGGCAAGGCCAGCCCCTACCGCTTCAACCCGAAGTTGAAGGACAAGGAAGGCCGGACCTTTCAGCCCGCCGACAACCTGTGCGCCTTCATCGAGCGGCTGCCGCACGTCAAGGGGCCGCTGGCCGGTGAGCCGATCAGCCTGGAACCGTGGCAGGTGTTCATCCTCTCGACGGTGTTCGGCTGGGTGAAGTCCGACGGCAAGCGACGGTTCCGCCGTTCTTACATCGAGGTGCCGCGCGGCAACGCCAAGTCCACGCTGTCCTCGGCGGTGGGCCTGTACATGCTGGCCGCCGATGGCGAGGGGGGCGCCGAGGTGTATTCACTGGCCACCACGCGTGACCAGGCGCGCATCGTGTTCGGCGACGCGCAGACCATGGCGCGGCGCAGTGCCGGCTTTCGCAGCCGCTTCGCGGTGAACGTCGGCGCGCACAACATGCATGTGCTGGCCAGCGGCTCCAAGTTCGAGGCGCTGTCGGCCGAGGGCTCGACGCTGGACGGCTTGAACATCCACTTCGGCTGCGTCGATGAGCTGCACGCCCACAAGACGCGCACGGTCTATGACGTGGTCGAAACCGGCACCGGTAAACGCGACAACTCACTGCTCTGGGTGATCACCACCGCCGGCAGCAACCGCGCCGGCATCTGCTACGAGGTGCGCACCTTCGTCACCAAGCTGCTCGACGGGGTGATCCAGGACGACACCCAGTTCGGGATCATCTACGGGCTGGATGACGGCGACGCCTGGGATACCGAGCCGGCGCTGATCAAGGCCAATCCCAACTGGGGCATCTCGGTGCGCCCGGAGGTGCTGGGACCGCTGCAGGCCAAGGCCATGCAGTTGCCCAGCGCCATCAACAACTTCAAGACCAAGCACCTGAACGAGTGGGTCAACGCCGACACGGCGTGGATGGACATGCGGGCCTGGGACGCCTGCGGCGACTCCACGCTCGATCTCGACGCCTTCGAGGGCCAGCCCTGCTGGGTCGGGCTGGATCTGGCCAGCAAGACCGACATCGCGGCGCTGGTGCTGGTGTTCCAGCATCCCGACATCGCTGATGCCTACGCGGTGTTCGGCAAGTACTACCTGCCCGAGGACACGGTCCAGGCCGCCGGCAACAGCCAGTACCCAGGCTGGATGCGTACCGGGCGGCTGACCGTGACGCCCGGCAATGTGATCGATTTCGGCTGGATCGAGGCCGACCTGACGGAGATGGCCTCGCGCTTTCAGATCCAGGCCGTGGCCTTCGACCCGTTCCAGGCCACGCAGCTCTCGACCCGCATGCTGGCTGAGGGCCTGCCCATGATCGAGGTGCGGCCGACGGTGCTCAATTTCAGCGAGCCGATGAAGACCCTGGAGGCGCTTGTGCTGCAGAGGAAGCTGGTGCACGACGGCGATCCGGTACTGGCCTGGATGGCCTCCAACGTGGTCGCGCATCTGGACGCCAAGGACAACATTTACCCGAGGAAGGAGCGCCCGGAGAACAAGATCGACGGCATCGTCGCTCTGATCATGGCGATCTCGCGTGCGATCAAACCGGGTGACGGCATCGTGATCGACAGCAGCTACGAGCTGATGGTGCTGTGATGGGCAAGGTCGCCGACTTCTTCCGACGTCTCGGGCCACGCTCGGACTCGGACGATCGCAGTCCGTGGGGATCGTTCTGGTTCGAGCCGGTCACCGTGCGCAGCATGAGCGGCGCGCGCATCTCGTCCGAGTCGGCGCTGCGGCTCTCCGCCGTCTATGCCTGCGTGCGCATCCTGGCCGAGAGCATGGCCTCGTTGCCGTTCATCCTCTATCGACCCGGCTCCAAGCGCGGCAAGGTGGAAGTGCGCGACCACTGGCTGTACCGCCTGTTCCATATCCGCCCGAACCGGTATCAAAACCCGTTCGAGTGGCGCGAGATGCTGATGGGCCACCTGGCGCTGCGCGGCAATGCGTTCTGTCGCATCGTCAGCAATGCCGCTGGCGAGATCACCGACCTGATCCCGATCCACCCGGACCGAGTCAGTCTGGTGCTCTCGAATACCCAGGCCGACGAGTACAGCTATCGCATCCTTGACCGCTTCGGCAACCAGACCATCCTGCCGCGCGGCGCGGTCTGGCATCTACGTGGACTGTCCTCTGACGGCATGATCGGCCTGTCGCCGATCGAGATGGCGCGCGAGAGCTTTGGCCTGGCGTTAGCCGCCCAAGACTACGGCGCGCGCTTCTTCGCCAACGATGCCAAGCCCACCGGTGGCTGGATCGAATATCCGGGCACCTTCAAGGACAAGCCCGCCCGAGACAATTTCCGCGAGTCCTACCAGAACGCGCAGGGCGCGATGAATCGCGGCAAGGTGCTGGTGCTGGAAGCGGGCATGAAGTACCACGAGGTCGGCGTCACCAACAAGGAGGCGCAGTTCCTGGAGCTGCGCAAGTTCCAGGTCACCGATATCGCGCGCCTGTTCCGCGTGCCGCCGCACATGATTGCGGACCTGGACCGCGCGACCAACAACAACATCGAGCAGCAGTCGATCGAGTTCGTGCGCTACACCATGCGTCCCTGGGCCGAGCGCTGGGAGGCCAGCATCCGCGCCGACTTGATGCTCGACAACGAAGGGCTGGACTGCGAATTCGACTTCGCCGCTTTGATGCGCGGCGACGCCAACAGCCGGGCGACCTACTACTCCGCGATGGTCAGCATGGGCGCGCTCACGCGCAACGAAGTGCGCCTGGCCGAGAACTATGCGCCGCTGCCAGGGCTCGACGAGCCGCTGGTGGCGCTCAACATGGGGGCGACCGGCACCAACCAGCAGCCGTTCCAGGCGCCGCCGCCCGATGACGACAACGCGCAGCCGAACAAGATCAACGACCGAGAAGATGACGATGAAACGTGAACTGCTGCTGGCCGAGTTCCTGGCCACGCCGTGGGCCTTGATGCCGGAACG